TGATTAATTTCAAGTTCTGAAATATTAGTTGGAACATAATCAATATCATAAATGTAAACAATATTTTTTCCTGCTTCGTTAAGAGCATCAACACCATTGTCAAATACACGAGAGTTTTGAACCATTGGTTCAACAAGTGTAATTTGATCAATAACTTCGTTTGGATCTGAACCTGCCGCAACCAAACCATAGTTACCATTTGAGTTAGAACCGTTTAGTGATCTAATCTGTGAACCGTTGTTTGCCATATATGCCGCATGACAGTAGTATGTAAATGTTGAAACTTGTTCTGATAATGCACCGTTATTACAAACAATACCATAACCTAAATCGTTAACCTGTGTATAGTCGTTTGCTAACATTGAAGTATTACCAGCGGACTGTAATACAATATCTGTAAAGTCAGCAAAAGTAAATCCTGCACCATCTCCTGATGTTGGATTTAGGAATAGTGTTGCTGTACCTGCCGCCTGGTCGTAATTTGTAACAGCATCAACTTGATAGCGTATACCTTGAATGTAAAAAGGACAAGGTGTTTGTGGTCTTCTAATTCTTAATCCACTTCCTACTCCACTTGAAACGTTAAGTGTAAATGGATCGTCTTTGCTGGTAACTGTCATTGTTAAGTTAGAAGTAAAGTTATCAACGTACATACCACCTGCGAATACTTGTTTGTTCTGTGATCTACTAAACGATCCACAAACCTGTACGTAAGGTGATTTAATTAGAATTTGTCCATCCGGATCAAGTACTTGAGCAAAGCCACCATGACCTTGATGTGTTATGTTCATAATTCTGTTTGAATCGTTCATCAAGAACACATCAATTTGATCGTTATTTTTTGGTGGATTAAAGTTTGTATCAAAAGCAAACTTAACACAATCAATTAGTGCGTTGTGATTTGTTAATGCATTTGTTTCAGCCACCGCACTTGCAGTTGTATTCTGTGCTACTGTTGATTGTAAACTTGCACCAAACGGAGTTTTTGCTAATACTGCAACACCAATTGTTTTAATATAGTTAATTGCGTCAGCAGTTTCTGCTTCTTGTCCGTTAACTGCTCCTTCATAGTAAGCCGCTTGATTAGCAAGTGAACTTACTCTTCCACCGTTAATCAAATCACTAACTAACCCATCTACAATTAAACCTGTATCTCTACGACATTTATTTTCATTGTAATTTAATACTGGATATTGATCATTAATGTACGCAATAGTTTCTTCAATAATAAAATCTTTGTTAAGTTGAATAAGTTCTGCCGCTCCAGTAAAGCCACCGGGATTGCTTATTCCATCGGAGCCTTGGTTTACTGGTTTAGTAGGATCAACAGTGTAATGATAACCATAACGTGGATCAACTAAATCAGGTAAGTTAGCAAGACCGTTTTCAATTACATCAATGATATAATTCATCAATGTCTGAACAACAATAGGTGTTCCTGTCTCTGTGACAGCGAAGCCTGTTATTTGAGATGTTACACTTTGTAAAGGTGTATATGACGCTTGTGGTAAAATTGTGTTTACTACAAGATCTCTTGTAAATTGATTAGCGGCTGATGTTTGTTGTTCTTGGCCATTAATTAAACTCTGTGTGCCTACATAATATTTCGCGGCATTTTCATAAGTCTTTGCATTACCGTTGTATTTTAAATCATGTGCAATACCATCTAAAATAATTCCTACATCACGTTCGCATTTTGCTTCATTGTATGTAAAGCCGTCCCAGATACTTCCTGGTGTAGCATTTGCAATTTGATCAGTAATATAAGCAATGGTTTCGTCTTTGATAAATTCTTTGTTTGCCTGTAAAATTTCAACAGCAATCGGATTTTGTGTAGGTAGTAATTCTATACCATCAAAGTTTGCATCTCTAAAGAAATATGTATTAATCCATTTAGACTGCGACGCTCTACGTGCTGGACGTATTTGACAACGTCTAAAATCTGTACCTTTAATAGAACAGTTTGCAGGAAGTTTAATAGGATAATCTTCGTAATAAATTCCCGATTCAACATGGATACAAATTTGTGTAGTAACTGTAAAGTTACCGTATTCAAATTCTTCTTCTGCTACAAAAGTTTTCGGTTCGACAAGGAAGAGTCTTATTTCATCTTCGTTAGCACCTCTTGTATATTTTACAATTCTACCTAATGCTCCTGATGTTTTACCTCTTAAAATTTTACCTGGTAAAATGTCAACGTTGTTTGGAGCACCTTGATCAACATAACCTTGTCCACCGTTTGAAACAGTTAATGTTACTGTCGATCCTTCAATTAATGTAGTAGTATCAAGAGTTCCTAAACCGTTTTCAATAATGTTTGTTGAAACGTCAATCTTAGATAGTACAGCGTTTCTTACAGTTGATGTAACAACTTGACCAGTATCAATTACTTGAGTAATGCCGTCATCATTTCTTACAGGAGTTACAGTACCATTTTGTAAAATAATATTAATAATTGTTTTACCATAATTAATACCTGCAAGTGTTTCACTTAATTGAGTTGTTCTTGCAATTTGTCCTGATACCGAACTGTAATATCTTTTACCTACTTGAATTGCTTGGAAGTTTGCATTAAGTCCATTCTCAATATCAATAGCAAGACCTTCAACAATGTAACCCATGTCTCTTTCACAGATTGATTGATTATATTGGAAGTCCGGATATGTTTGATTAATGTATGCTACAATTTCTTTCTGAATAAATTTTTTGTTTGCTCTTAGTAGTGCCGCCGCAGGAATACCGTCTGTATGTACTGATGTAATACCTAAACTATTAATTACTGAGTTCTCAGCACCATCATTGTAGGTTACTGTTTGAACATAAGCACCAGGTTCAAGTGGAGCAGTTAAAATTAATTCTTCTGCTTTTTCACAGGCTTTTGCAACTGACTTATATGCAAACTGTAAAGAACGTCCTTCTTTGCCTACAGGTGAAAATTCTTGTGTGTCGTCACCGTTTGTTCTAACATATAAATCTACAATAGAAGTAAAACTTGAATTGTCTACGTAAAATTTTGTAGCCGCTTGTAAATCATCTACATCATTTGGTGTACCACTGCCTGCCAAGTTGCCTGGATGATCATGTAGGTATAAAGGACCTTCCATGTCATCGCCTTGTCTACGTACCGTAGCACTTCTTGGTAATGCTTCTGTGCTTAGATATGATCCGTATAAACCACTATTGTAATCATTATCAACTAATGTATGTGTGCCTCCTGGATTACCTGCGGCGCCTTGTTAGCGGCAATTTTTCCTGTATTCGCTATTGCATCTGCTGGAGATGGATGTAAACTTAATTGGTTAGCATTTACAAATCTTACATAATAAACTTGATTGTTTGTAAGTTCAGGAGCGGCAGATCCACCAGATACTTCATATCTAAAAGGTGTACCGTTAACATTATGATCAAAACCGTGTCCTGCAATAATTAGATTGTTGTTGATAAAACTACCAATAGTTAAAGTATACTCTGAAACGTCAACTGGCTCAGATCTCATTCTGTTCGCAGTAAATCTTTTTTGATAAGTTACGTCATTGTATTTTTTATCTGTAACAAGGTCACCTACTTGAATACTTGTTGAGTGTGTAGTATTAAATGCTGTTGCTGATGCATCATTGATAGGACCAATATTACCAAGTGTATAGTTTCCAGTACCGTTTAAAAAACCGCCAAGTTCTGGTTGTAGGTCTGAATTAATTTTACCGCCGCTGTTTGTGATTACAAGTTGATTTGGATCTGTGTTGTCAACAAGGATACCTGGACCACCAACTACACTTTTCATTAATAGTTCCGAACCACTATCGTTCGAAACTGGAATTTTGTTTGCTCCTAATTCATCTGGTGTATCTGATAATGCCGTAAAACGGATTGTTCCGCCTTGTCCGAATACTGCATAAAGTTCACTAAAATTCTCATTAGTTTTACTAAATGCATCTCTAATACTATCACCGGTTGCGTCATTACCTTCAACACCAATGTTAATCACTCTTTTTGGCATATGTTACCCCTAAAATCCTATTGACTCACCACAGCCGCAACTTGATGTTGAAGCAGGGTTTCTTATTTCAAAGTATGATCCAAACAACTCTTTTTTGTAATCTATTGTACTACCTATCAAATACATTACACTGGCTGAGTCTATAGCAAATTCGCCGTTATCAAGTTTAACAATTTCGTCATCAAAATCTTTACTATCATCTAATGACCAATCATACTTGAACCCTGCACATCCGCCGCCCTTCATACTTAAACGCACTATGCTTTTATTATGCTCTTTAAGCATCGAATTCATATGTTCTAATGCTGTTGGCGTTAATGTTACTATGTCTGGCATACTGTGTTCTCCTATGTATTTATACTATTTTTTGTAATCCTAATGTAAACAGGTAAATACATTTATGTTTATGAGAACAGAACAAGAAGTGAAGTGGTATCTAAGGAAGTCTAAAAAAGGAAAATCCCATCCTTATAAGCGTGTAAAAACTGTAGTTATATTTGAATGTGATAGTTGTCACACAGAATTTAAACGTGACAAAGGAAAAGTTGATTCTAAAAGATTAGATAATGCATACAATCATGTGTGTCCAGCCTGCGATCCTAAACGATTTGCACAAAAGAAAGGCGTCGAACAAAGACGCAAACTGAACACAACAGTTGATGTTTTAATGACTATTGATCAACTTTAATTATTCTGATTTCCAAATAGTCCAAGCACCGTATGCGATTGCCGCATACGCAAGAATGCCTGCTAATGGTTTAGCAATAAGCACAACAATACCTAAAGCAATTAGTGCCGCTCCGTCCCACGATGTTCTTTCTGTGAAACGCTTTGCTACCCAACCTTTAAATTTATCTAACATACTACTCTCCTTTACTTGTTAAGTGACTTCATACGTTTATGTAACTCGATTACTAACTTATCTTTTGTAAGTCTACGATCAAGTTCAATACCATTTTTTCTACCCATCTCTTCTAACTTTACTTTAGTTAATTTACTAAGTTCAGCCTTTGATGGAACAAGAACTAATGGTTTCTTTTTTGCTACATGATCAGAAAGTTTTTGACTTTTTTCCTCTTC